GGAGCCGATGAATACCGCCCCGGTGTTGTCCACGTAGCCGTTGAGCACCGGTCCCAGCGGGCCGCCGATGAGCGGCGCCGTGACGGCCGGGATGAATCGGATGTCGTTGATCTGCGCGATCTTCGTGTTCGCGATGTTCCCCGACGCGGGGACGCTGATCGCCGGGAGCGTGAGGGTCAGCGCCATCGTGACGGACTTCCCGCTGCGGGCCAGCGAGCCGCTCGTGATCGTCTGGCCCGCGATCGCGGACATCACCGAGGTTGCCGACACGACCGTGGTGAGCAAATCCGTCAGGTAGTCGTCGAGCGCCTGTGAGATCGCGTTCAGCTTCGACGCGATGTCGGCGTTGTCGGTGAGCTGGAACAGCGGGAAGCCGAGCGAGGTCGATGCCAACGGAAGTTCTCCTTCTCAGACGACCGGAAGGCCGACGATCCGGCCGAGGATGAACGGCGAGTTGTCGATCAGCAGCACCATGACGAGGTGGCCGACGGTCGGGGTGTAGCTCGCCGCGTACGGGGCGGCGATGTCGTTGCCGTCGACGGTGACCACCGCGGCGGCCACGCCGTCAGCGGAGGCGCCGGCGGTGACGGTGTGGATGGTGCCGGTGCGGAACGCGACGCGGCTTCCCGTGCCGTCGGTGAGCGCGCGGCCGACGGCACGGATCGACGCGGCGAGCTCGGCGCTGAATTCGGTCATCACGCGCCGTCCGTGGCCGGCCGGGTGGAGCGGGTGAGGATCGGCTGCGTCTGGCTGCCGTTCTGCACCAGCGGGTGGGTGACCGAGTCGATGATGTGCAGCTCCGACGGGCGGGCGGTGTTGCGGTCGATCTTCGGGAGCATCGCCAGGATCACATCCTCGGCGTCGAGGGCCGGGTTGGAGACGGCCTCGACGGTGAGTTGCTTCGCCTCGCCGAGCTGCTGCGAGAGGATCACCAGGCCCGCAGCGCGCGCCTGGGTGGAGTTCCGGATCGCCGGCGAGCTGTACTCGTAAGGCCGGTAGCCCAGGGGTCCGTCGACGTTCAGCGGGTCGCCCGGGGTGGTGTTCTTCACCTCGACGGGCGCGAAGATGACGTCGCTGGCGGAGCTGGTCACGATCACGGCGTTGCGCACCGACGACCAGTCGCGGGTTCTGGATGCGGCGGTCATCACCGAGTCGGGCGTGTTCGCGTTGACCACCCACACCGGTGTCGAGGTCGGCGTGAGTTGCGGGACCGGCCGCAGGACGCCGGCCCCTTGCGCGTCGAAGAACACCTCGAGCGCGTTCGCTCGCGCGATGCCGGCTTCCCCGACGATCGCGGCTTCCCGGTCGCCGTCGTCCCACAGCAGCGACCCGACCTTCGTCGTCGCACTCGTGTCGAGCTGCGTCCACCCGGGGAACGGGTAGGTCGGGCTGGGCCACGCGCCCTCGACGAGCCGCTGGATCTCCTGCCAGGCAGCGTTCGAGGCGACCGAGGAACGGTTGAGCCCGAAGCGGGCGCGTTGCACCTTCAACCAGCGGTCCGGGCACGTCATGGTCAGGGTGTCGCCCGGGCCGTACCCGAACTGGTCCTGGTCGACGATGAACACGCCCAACGGGACGGTGGCGGCCGCGACCCCGCTCGGGTGCTTGATCGTCTGCCGGACGGTGATCTCCCCGCCTGGCGTGTCGAGCACGTCGAAGGTCGCCTGCAGTGCGGGGACGGTCAGGTTCAGGGTGCGGCGGATCGCGGCGGTGCGGTCGACCGTCACCGAGCCGTCGAGGATGTCCAACGGGGTGACGGCGCCGGTAACGAGGTTCCGGTGCGTCGCGGTCGAGACGATCGTGCAGTGGTGCCGGAGCAGGTCGAGCACGTCCGGCGCGAGGGGCCACGCCATCAGGAGCCGATCAGGTTGTCCGTGATGACGTCGCGCAGCTGCTCGTAGGAGTCGAAGATCTCCTGCAGCGACCCGAACTCGGCCGCGATGTCGGCGAGGGTCCGCTGGGCTTGCAGCAGCCCGACCGGCGCGTCGGTGGTGGTGCAGGGCAGCGTCCAGAACGCCTTCGCGTCGTCGTAGTTCCGGGACGGTTGGGTGTCGGTGACGTCGCCGATCGACACCCACCGGTAATCGGTGCGGCCGGTGAAGTCGAACCCGACCTGCAGCAGCAGCGTTTCGGAGTCGCCGAGCAGCTCCTCCATCGCGTCGTACTCGTCAACCGTGGTGGTCTTCACGACCAGGTCGAAGGTGGGCGCGCGGCGGACGCCGTCGCTACGAGTGGGCGGGTTGGCGCGGCCGATGACGTCGAACACGCCGCGGCTGGCCGCACGTGTCCGATCCCCGATCGAGCGGATGACGATGGGCTGCGACAGATCGGGGATGCCGGGGTGGATCAGCCACGACCGGCGCACGTCGAGGACGACCGGGTCGGAGGTGACGACGCGGGTGGCGGTCACCTCGTACCGGACGGGCGTCTCGTACGGCGCCTCGTAGTCGTAGCCGAGCCAGGTGCCGGCGTCGAGGGTGGCGGGGTTGCCGAGCCGCACCGGCGACCGGTTGCCGGACCGGTCGATGCGGACGATGGTCGCCGTCGTGCCGAGGAACCCGACGAGCTCGATCCGGATCCGCGGTGGCCGGTTGCCAGGTTCCGGGACGACGGTGACCGACCCAGCGCCGGGCGGCCCCTGCAGCGCGGCGCCGAGGAGCGTGAGGGAGCCGCCGCCGGCGATGCTGAGCACGCCGGACCTGTCGGTCGGCCCCGACTGGGCGCCGGACGGTGAGAGGGTGCCGCCGCCGGTTAGCGCGAGGGCGCCGGTGATGGCGATCGTCGCCCTCACGGTGGAGCGGCCGGCCGCCGTCCCCGCGATGGTGCCGGGGCTGCCGTTGCGGACGGTGACGTTCGAGGTGCCGGTGCCGGTGGAGACGATGACGCCGGCCGGGTAGGTGGTGACCCACTTCGTCCCGTCCCAGGTCTGCGTGTTGGCGACCGCGAAGGCGCCGACGTCGGCGAGACGGATGCTCGGTGGTGACTGCAGGGAGCGGGCGGCGACGTCGGCGAGGCGGACGTTCGCGGTCGAGGTGCCGGCCGAGGCGGTGACGTCCGCGATCCGCACCGACGCGCCGGAGGTGACGACCGCCGACGTGCCGTGCGCGGTCCCGCCGACGACGACGACGGCGGCCGCGACCTGCGCGATCCGGACGGTGGCGGTCATCTCAGGCCGCGGTGACCTGGAGCTTGACCTTCAACGCGTTCCACCCGCCGGTGGTGACGTTCTGCACGTCGCTCCACGGGAAGGTCAGCGTGACCGTGCCGGTGACGTTGGGCCCGGAGCCGGACGGGATCGTGATGCCCGTCAGAGACGAGCGGAGGGTCGCGCCCTCGTACAGCTGCGCGGCCAGCGACGCCGATGCGGCGCCGGTGGCGTCCATCGTGAGGAACACCTTGAGCGGCTGCCCGGTCGAGGGCGGAGTGAGCGCCTGGAGCAGGAAGTCGAACTCGAGCGCGGTCGGTGGCGGGGTCGTCGGCGAGTCGTACGTGGTGGGGTCGCCGTCGGTGATGGCGCCGAGCAGCGTCCCGGCGGACGCCGACCAGCCGGAGGAGGCGGTGAGCGACTCAACCGTCACGGACGAGGCCGGGGCGCTGATCACGATCGACTGCGTCTGGGTGCCGGTCAGCCCGTTCGAGTCGGTGACGGTCAGCACCACGCTGTAGGTTCCGGCCGCCGCGTAGGTGTGCGTCGCGGTGGACGCCGTGCCGTGGGTGGTGCCGTCGCCCCAGTTCCAGTCGTAGGACGAGACCGTCGCGGGCGTCACGGCGCTCGAGGCGGTGCCGTCGACCGACAGGGTCAGGCCGGCCCGGGAGTAGCTGTAGGAGGCGGTCGGCGGGGTCGCCGGCACGCCCCACGCGGTGGTGGTGGTGTCCCGCATCGCGATGTCGTCGAACCGGACGGTCGCGACGAACGCCGAGCTGGCCGACTCCTTGCCGAACGAGCAGAAGTTCAGGTTCGTGGTGCCGAGGTTGCCGGTGGTGGTGGAGAAGGTGTCGAGCGCGCTGGTGGAGTCGCCGGCGTAGATCTGGGCGTTGAGCACGCCGGTCGAGGTGGACGCGCCGATGGTGCCCTGCACCTCGAACCGGTACCAGGTGGAGGTGTTCATCGTGATCGTGGTGAAGGTCTTCACGGTCGAGCCGGACAACTGCAGCACCGGCTGGTTGCTTGAGTTGATCACCCATGAGCAGATGCTGGCCGAGCCGACGTTGAAGAGCTGCATGATCGTCGCCGTGCTGCCGTTCGCCGAGGGCAGGGCGGACAGCTTCACGTAGAACCGCTGGGAGAACGTGGTGCCGGTGAAGCCGGTCATCTGTAGCTCGGCCTTGGCCGAAGCGGCGCCGGTCACGGCGTAGCAGAGGCTGCCGTGCGCCGAGTCGCTCGAGTCGAACACTGCGCCCGTGCCGGTGCCGAGGACCACGTTGAGCGCGTCGCCGGATCCGCCGCCGGTGTTGGCGCTGGTGGCGGTGACGCCGTTGGTGCCGCCTTCGGCGGTGTTCGTCTTCGAGGTCACGTCGATGCTCCTATGCGGTGAGGTAGGCGCCGGACTTGCGAGTCCCGGTCGGTACGCCCAGGGCCGCGGCGACGCCGGCTGGCAGCGCCGCGGCTTGGCCGTCGGCGACCGACCCCTGGACGTTGCCGGCGATGTGGGCGGGCTCGGCGGCTTGGGCGGCGGCGACGGTGTTGTAGTTGGTGTAGCCCTGCGCGGCGTTGCCCCACTGGATCAGTGACCCGTTGTTGTCCATGAACGCGTTGTTGGTCAGGACGGTGTTGAGCTGGTCGGCGGTCTGGGTGCCGAAGGTGTCGTTCGAGCGGATCGACGGGATGCTCGCGGCCGACGGGCCGAATACGTTGTTGGCGACCGTCACGTTGACCGCCTGCCAGGGGCAGGCCGATTGCGGCAGGGAGAGGGTGTTGGTGTTCCCGGCCCGGTCCTGCCACACCTGCAGGTAGATCGAGGAGCAGTTCTTGATCGTGTTGTTGTAGATGTCGACGTCGCCGGCCGCCTGGGAGTAGACCCCGAACCGGGGGCCGTCGATGTAGTTGCCCGCGATCGCCGAGCGGTACTGGACGCCGGCGAGCAGGCCGCCGGCCGACTCCTCGTAGGCGATGCCGACGGAGTGGTTGCCCACGATCGAGTTGCGGGCGATGGTGACCTGCACGCAGCTCACGTCCGTCCAGATGCCGTTGGCGCGGTTGGTGAGCGCGTTCGGCAGCGAGCTGGTGACGAGCGTGTTGACGACGGTCGGCCCGACGTTGTTCGTGATCTTGATGCCGGCCGACTGGGGCTGGGTCTTGAACTGCCCTTGGTTGATGTCTCGGATCACGCAGGAGTCGATCACGATGCCGTCGCCCTGGTAGGAGAAGATCCCCGAGTAGGTGCAGTTGGCGACGGTGCAGTTCCGGATGGTGCAGTTCGGCTTGTTGATGCTGAACCCGCAGATGGCCGACGTCTCGACGTACACGTTCTCGAACAGCGACCCGCCGGAGTTCCCGCCGTAGTAGAACGGCGCCGGCACGGCGTTGGTGTAGTCCGGGGAGTAGCGCCGCACGCCGACGCCCTTCCACGACACCGGGACGGTGGCGACGATCAGCGACCGCAGGTCCGAGACTCGCACCTCGTGGCCGGACGGGTTGTCGGCGATGGTGATCGTGTTGGCGGTGTAGTTGACCGAGAACTGCCCGGTGAGCGGTGTCGTCCCGTCGGCGACCTGCTGCAGCCGGTTGCCGTCGAAGAACACCTGGTCGGACAGGTCGGCCGTCGGGTCGCCGCCGATGACCGCGCCGCTGGGGATCGTCCAGCCGGCGGTGCCGGATCGGTAGAACTTCGTCGGGATGCCGGTGTGCACCCATGTCGAGCCGGCCTGGGTCCACGTCGTGATCTGCTGCGACCCGTCGAACCAGACCGCTTCGCCGGGGTACGCCTGGACGGTGCAGGCGTTGGCCGTGGCCGGGGTCTGGAACGACTCGTGGTAGACGCCTGCCCGGACGACGATCGTGCCGCTGACGGGCGCGACGGCGATGGCGTGGGCGACGGTGGCGAACGGGGAGCCGATCGTCCCGGCGTTGCTGTCCGAGCCGTTGGTGGCGACGTAGGAGACGCCGCTGGCCGGGATGGCGTAGTTGGACGTGCCGACCGTCACCGCGCCGCGCGAGCCGGGCGGCGGCGGGGCGATGCCGATCGAGCGCGGGGTGCTTTCCCAGGTGTCGTGAGCGGCGAGCACGACACCGGGCGAGGTGGACGGGTCGTCGGCACCGGTGAACACGCGCGGCTGCGACGTGTCGGTGCGCCACTGTGCCGGGACGTACGCGCCGGCCAGCTCGAACAGCTGCCGCATCGTCAGGCGAACGTCTCGACCCAGACCGGCGAGAAGGTGCCACCGGAGGGGAACGACTGCGGCGCCACCGCCGACGCGTCGTAGTACGTGCCGGCGCTGGATGCGGAGAACAGCGCGACCGACCCGACCGACTTGCCCGACCCGATCGTGATGCCCGAGGCGGCGGTGGTGATGACGCCCGCCGGCGACGGCGACCCCCAGTTCGCGGCGACGCGCGTGACACCGGTGACCTCGTGCACGGTCGACGAGGTCAGCGGGACGTGGCTCTGCTTGCCGGCGTTCGAGCCCGTCAGCGAGTGCGCCTGTGCCAGCGGCGAGACCGGAGTCACGGTGTACGGGCCGGCGCCGGAGACCGCCTGGACGACGACGGTCTCCTGCGTGGGCAGGCCGAGGTCGAAGACGATCTGGTCGCCGGCCGCGACGGACAGGTCGACGGAGAACGACGTCGCACCGACCGACGTGGCGGACTGCAGGGTGAGCGGCTGCAGCGCCGTCATGTACAGCGCCGCTCCCGCGTAGGCGTTCGCCGCGATGTTCTTGATCGCGTCGGTGGTCAGCCCGGTGGCACTCATCTCGCGGCCGCCTCTCAGTTCTGCTGGTAGGTGATCGTCAGGGTGTAGGTGCCCTGGCTGGCGAACGCGAGGGGCGTCAGCGTGCCGCCGTCGAGGAAGTTGTTCGATGCGTCCCGCAGCCCGGCCCCGCCGACGGTGACGCCGGCCGGGACGTTGAAGGTGACCTGGATCGAGCCCTGTCCGGTGCCGTTGAGCGTGGCGGCCGGCGGGGTGATGCGCGCGTAGGCCGGGGAGCCGCCGCTGATCTCGTTGGCGCCGGTCGTCCCGGGGTCTCCGGTGTGCAGGGAGACCTTGTCGATGGCCGCGAAGTACGCCGTCGCGAGGTCGTTCTTCATCGTGTTGGTGCGCGCCATCAGGGGTCTCCTACTTCTTGGTGTGCGGGCGCCGGTAGGTCAGGTGGTTGCCGAGCTCGTCGAGGATCTTGATGACCTCGGGGTGGACGACCTCGCGGGCGATGACCTTCCCGTTGATCGAGATGTTGGCGGGCCGGCCGGTGATCAGCGCGATCGCCCGCAGCAGTTTGTCGATCTTCTCGATGTCGGCGCGGCGCTCGGCCTCGAGCTGGGTCTCCTGCTTCGACACCGCCCCGACCGAGGTGCCGTACTTGGTCAGCACGGCCGCATTGCCGCCGGCCAGCAGCGACGCGTTGTAGGCGCCGATCTGCTTGCTGACCTGCGCCAGGTCGGTCTTGGACGCGCCGGCGAGGGTCGCCAGCGTCGTCGTCTGGCCCTGGGCGGCGAGCTGGTTGATGAACCCAGTGAGGGCCTTGTTGCCCTTCGCTTCGGCGCGGAGCTTGGTCACCTCGGCCGTGTAGGCGGTGTTCGTCGCGGTGCCGCCGGACAAGGTGGCGAGCAGGTCGGTGATCGAGCCGGCCTTGGTGGTGTCGGTCGCGCCGGCGAGCGTGCCCATCACGCCGGACCGATAGGCCTTCATGTCGGCCAGCTTCTGCTTGACCTGCTCGATCGACTTCTCGACGCCCTTGAGGTCGAAGGCGTCGTTGACGGCGCGGGACAGCAGTCGCATCGCCTTCGCCGCCGGGCCGGTCTGGCCGGCGATGGCCTGCGCGACACCCTTCACGCCCGGGAGCGTCGCCGTATCGGTGAGCCCTTCCTTGTTCGACTTCTTCCGGTCCCGCTCCTGCGCGTTGAGCGCGGCCATCTCCGAGGCGTAACGGGTGCCCTTATAGATCCAGACCTTCTTGCCGTGGACGGTGTCGGTGGTGATGGACCCGACGCCGGTGCCGCCAGTGATCGACGTTTCAACCGGGGGGCGGCCAACTGTTCCGCCGCTGGCGAACCCGGCAACCGTGCCGGCGTTCATCGCCTTGAGGATCGCTCGGTACTTGGTGGCCGGGCCCTTGCTGATCACCTCTTCGCCAGGCGTCAACATCGCCGGGACGCTGTCGGTGTTGCCCTGGCCCGGGACGGTGCCACCGGACGCGAGCGCAAACTGCACGGTGCCGTGCATCCCCTTCACGCCTCGGCCGGAGACGCTGAGGTTGATCGGGATGTCCTTGCCGCGCAGGCTGTTGATCTGGGCCTGCAGGGCGGCGATCTTGCGCCGGCCCGCCGTGGTGTCGGCGTCGATGCCGGGGACGCGGCCCTGCTTGATCGCACGGATCCGCGCCTCGAGCGTGGTGATCTTCCGCTGCGCTGGCGTGGAGTCGGCGTCGAGCTGGGTGGGGTGCTTGAGCAGGTAGTCCGAGACGGCCTTGACGTTGTAGAGCTTGTCGATGTACGCCTGCACGGCCGGAGTCAGCTGGTTCTGCGCCCGCAGCTGCGACTCGAGCTGGGACTTCGAGTCCTTGAGCGACTGGATCTCGGCGCGGGTGGAGTGGGTCCGCTTCCCGATCGCGGAGGCGAGCTGCTGGGAGGCCTGCACCTGCCCCTGGAGCGCCTGCTGATTGTTCACCGCGGCCTGCGACGAGCCGCGGATCGCCTTGCCGTTCTGCTTGAACGACGCGGCGACCTGCAGGTTCGCCGACGACACCGCGGTCTGCGCGGACGCGACCGACAGGTTGACGCCGGCGAGGCCGTCGAGGGCCTGCTGCAGTAGCGACGCGGCGTCGTTTTCCAGCTGGAACGCGAGGGTCTGTTGCCGGGTCTGCTCGGTGTTCTTCGCGGTCGCCTGCTGCGCATCGAGGTAGGCGTTCGTCGACAGCCCCAGCGCGCTCGCCTGCCCGGCGGCCGCCGCGGCGCCGCCGTCGGCCGCCGCCTGGTTGTCCCGGTTGGCCTTCTGCACGGCCTTGTAGAGCTCGATCTGCTTGGGCAGCTGCTTGTTGATGTCGTCGAGCGTCTGCAGGAAGTCGGCCGAGTTGCCGACGCCGAAGTCGAGGACCTTGGACGTGGCCAGGTGTCGGAGGTTCTCCAGCGCCTTGCCGCCGTGCTCGGCGGCGTTGACGATGTCGTCCATCGTGACGCCGAACCGCTTGGCGAAGTCGAGGCCGCCGGCGTCGCCGATCTGCTTGAGCGCGAACGCCTCGGTGGCCTTCCCGACCCGGCCAGCGTCCTGCTCGATCGACTGCGCCAGCCCGTCGGCGATCTCCTTCATCCGCTGGGCGGCGCGCTGCTCGGACGCCTGCGCCTGCTGCCAGCCGATGGCAAGGATCCCGAGTCCGACGGCGGCTGCGCCGATCGCGCCGGTCATCGGGGTGATCGAGGCGGTGGCGCTGCTCGCGCGCGCCGGCAGGCCGCTCATCGCGCCGGCCGCCCGGGCGGAGAACCGGGAGAACGCCGCGGCCGCGGCGTTGAGGATGGTGAAGCCCTTCATCGCGGCCCACAGGACCAGCACCGCGGTGCCGAGACCTGTGACGATCGCGCGGTTGTCCTCCAGGAAGTTGCCGACCGCGCCGAGCGCGCCGGCGACGATGCCGAGCACGATGCCGAGGGCGTGCCACGCGGGCGAGAGGACACCGCCGACCTCGTGCGCGAGTGGGGAGACGATGTTCGTCACGGTCTGGATTGCCGCGGGGAGCTTCTGTCCGAGCCACATGACCGCGCTCGCGAGGCCGGGCTCGAGCCCCTGGTAGATGTCGATGCCGGCCGCGGTGGCTTCCTTGCTTAGCTGCCGGAACGCGGCGCCGACGCCGCGGTTCATGTTGTCCGCGGCCTTCTGCAGGTCGAAGGAGTTGAGCCGATCGCGGAACCGGTCCAGTCCCTCGATGCCCTTGCCGGAGAAGGCGGCGATCGCGTTGGCCGCGCGGGCGCCGAACACCGTAGACAGGTCGGCGAGGAACCGCTGGCTGTCGGCGCCGAACCGCTTCCGCGCCTCGTAAACGCTGCTGACGACGTAGGTCATGCCCTTGAACCGGCCGGTGGCGTCCCAGGCCTCGATGCCGAGGTCCTTGAGCGCCTTCGCGCCCGGGCCTGAGGGGGCGGCGAGCTTCGTGATCGCCATCGCGAGGCCAGTGCCGATCATCGTGCCTTCGAGGCCGGCCTTGGACAGGTCGACGATCGCGGCGAGCAGATCGTCCATCGGGATCTCGGCGGCGCGGGCGCGGGTACCGGCGTACTTCAATGCGTCGAAGACGGTCTCGAGGCCGCCGGCCGTCGAGGTGGCGGCGGCGCCCAGCATGTTCGCGGTGCTCGCGGCCTTCGATGCGGGGAGCTGGAACTCGTCCAGGGCGTCGCCGAGTACCCGGGACGAGAACGCCATGTCGGTGTTCGCGACGCTGGCCAGCAGTAGGGCGGAGCGGGCGGCGGCCATGGCGCGGGGCAACGTCATGCCCGCTCGGACGAGGTCGTCGATCGCGTGCGCGGCATCGACCGCCGTGGCGCCCGGGACGCGGAGATCCTTGCCGAGCGCGATCACCTGCGCCCGTACGGGCTTCATCTCCTCGTCGGTCGCCTGCGCGGCCGCCTGGACGGAGTTGAGCGCGTCGGTCAGCTCTTTGCCGGCGCCGATGAACTCGGCCGCCTTCTTCGCGATCTCGATGCCGCCGATGAACAGGCCGAGCTCGCCCGCGGTGCGCCCGAGACCGGCAAGGCTCGACTTCCACCGTCCGGTGGCGGCGCTGGCCGCTTCCTGCGCGATCTGCGCCCCGTGGGCGGTGGCGGTGTAGCGGGCCATGGCGACCGACTGCCGGTCGAGGAACGCGGCGTTGGATGCGGCCGCAGCCTCCCGCTCCCGGGCGGTCAGCTTGTCCGCCGCGGCTGCCTTCTCAGCGGCGGCGGCCTCCTGCTGCCGGACGGTGACGAGCCGCTCCTCGGAGCGGATCAGCGACGCCTGCGCAGAGGCGTACTGCGCGGTCCCCGCCTTGCCCTCGACGAGGAGCTTGTTCAGCCGCTCCTGGGCGGAGATGACGCCCAGCTCGGCTGACCGCAGCTTCGCCGACCCGTCTGAGGCAGCGATGAACGCGACGGCAGCGTCCCGGGCGGACGTGACGGCCCGGTTGGTGGTCGCCTGCGTCCGCGACAGGGCGCTGGTGGCGGCGTTGGCCGACTTCGCCGCGGCCGCGAGGCTCCGGTCCAGCGTGGCGGTGCCCGCCGCCGCCTGCTCGGCCCGCCCACCGAGGTTGGCGAACTGCCGGACGACACGGGGATAGGTCCGTTGGAACTGAGCGTCTTCGAGGATGACCGAGCCAACGAGCGCACCGAGGTCGAGACTCACGTCGACCTCCTACTGGTGGTGTGCACGGTCCTGCTCGACGTCCTTGCTGGAGAAGGCGGCCTGCAGCCGGTTGGCGGGGACCGGGATCACGGTGCTGCCGGCGGCGATGAGCGACTCAGGCCGCGTGAGCAGACCGAGGATGCGGGTGCGGAGCCAGTTCCACGACCGCTCGCGCATCAGCACCGGATCGCCGATGTCGACGCCGATGTCCTGCAGGTCGAGTTCGATCAGCTCCCACCGGTCGAACAGGTCGAGCCAGGTCACACCGCCGTCGCGGTGCCCTCGGGCGCGCTCGGTGATGTCGACGATCGGGTAGATGCCGGGCTGCGGGTTCGGCCCCGGGTGCCCGTAGACGCCCGGCTGGAGCTCGACCCACCCGTCTTCTTGCCGGTGCGCTTCGTCGCCGCCCGTCGAGTTGCCCGGTTGCCCCGGGCCATCGCTTCCCCCTGGGCCGCCGCAGTGATGTCGGCGAGGGACTCGTTGTCCGTGATGACGAGGTACGCGTCGCGCGCGATCGTGACCAGGTCGCCCCACTCGATCCCGTCGGCGAGCATCTCGTCATAGACGGGCCCGAGGACGTCCCGGTAGAACGTCTTCTCCTGCTCGTCGTCGAGGTTCAGGCTGGCACGTTCGTCGTCGGTGAGCGGTCGGCCGGCGGCGAGCTTGAGGCCGAGCGCGGCGTACGCGGTCAAGCGCGCGCCGACCTCGGCCGAGGGGGACGGCACCCGGTACGTCTTTCCCCCGGGGTGCTCCTTGGAGGGCACCCCGGGGTAGTCGATCGTCGCCCCGAAGAGGGCGCTTAGGTCGCGGACGGGCATCAGACGAACGTGACGTTGACGCCGGTGGAGGTGCCCGCGCCGGTCTGCACCGTCACCGACGACGAGCCTGCGGTGATCGACGGCGTCGAGGCGACGATGAGCGTGTCCGACTCGACGTCGAACGCGGTGGCGTTGGTCGCGCCGAACTTCACCGCGGTGGCGCCGGTGAACCCGGTGCCGACGATCCGGACCAGCTTGCCGACCGTCGAGGCGGGCAGGCCGGTGTTCGGGCTGATCGAGGTGATCACCGGCGCGGCCGGCGTCACCGGGTACGGGTGGGTGATAGGCGCGCAGAGGCCCTGCCCGGAGAAGGTGAGTTGCGCGGTGTCGAGCGCGGTGTTGCCGCCGCCCTGGTTCTCCCAACCGACGGCGAACAGGCCGACATAGGCCTCGACGCGAGGACCGCCGCCCGGCGTGTACTCGGAGATGCGCAGCTGCACGGTGTTGTCCGAGCCGTACTTGCCGATCGCCTTGGCGCGGACGAACTCCTGCCCCGCGTCGTAGGTGTTGCCGGTGGCGGCGACGACCTTCCGCGAGACGGTGATCTGCGCCGACGCGGAGCCGGCGGTCTTCGTCTGCGACCCGGCGCCGCCGGACTGCATGTCGGAGTCGTCCTCGAGGTTCGCCGCGTCCGGGTTGAACTGCGAGTTGGTGATGCCGCCGATCGTCGTCCAGGTGGGCGAGAGCAGCGTGCCGGTGTTCACCTCGAACACCCACTTGCGCACGAGCGTGGACGCCCCGAGCTGCGTGTAGGTCGGACTGGTCATGTCGGGTCTCCTCAGACTCGATGGGCGCTGGGCCGGTAGACGGTGGTGCCGTAGTTGCTGGACCAGGTCCAGCGCTGGTTCTCATCCATCCCGAGGGAGACGGACGACGTGCGTTGCAGGGTGATCACCTGCACCCCGGTCGGGAGGGTGACGGGGTACATGCCGAGCAGGACGTTGCCGATCGCGTCGTCGAGCGCCCAGCAGGGCCGCGGGTCCGGACCCGGCCGGCGGACCTTGATCTGCAGGCCGAGTTCGGAGTCGTTCATCGCCGGGTCGTCGCCGTACCCGTACGGGGTGAGGGCCACGGCGCTGGACTGGTCGAACTCCGCGGCTGTGGGGAACGCGGCCAGCCAGATCCCCACCTCGGCCGGGTCGTACGGGTCGGCGTCGCGCCACGTCAACCCGAGGTCAGGGTCGTCGGCCAGCACCTGCGCGAAACCCTCGACGTACTCGCGGACGAACTCGGCTGGCAGCGCCACGTCAGAACGCCTTCCGCAGCGCGGCGGCCATCAGCGAGGCCACCTCCTGCGCATCGGTGTGCATCGGCTGCTCGAGGAACTTCGCCTGACCGCCGTTCGGGTGGTTCAAGCTCATGTCCTCGTGCTGGCGGATGCCGTAGGGGTAGCCCTCGGGCGAGACGGCGTCATAGACGATCCGGGCGTGGAGCGGGGCGACGGTCTCGACGTGGCCGGACGCCTTGAGGTCGCCGTGCTCAACCGGGACGAGCGGCTGCGAGGCGTCGAGAATGTGGTGCGCGGCCGCGTCGACCGCTTCGGCGCCGGCTTCGGCGAGCCGGAGGCGAGCGTCCACCTTCGGCGGGGTGTAGCGGAACTGGATGCTCACTGGAGGGCCGCCTCGTTGTGGTCCGGCGTGGGGAGGCCGCCGCCGTCGCCGACGGAGGAGCTGATGACCGTGGAGGTTCGGCCGCCGAACAGCGCGGGCAGCGTCACCTTCGATCCGACGGGGATGCGGGCGATCGCGGCCGGGTAGGCGATTTGCACGGTCGACACGACCTCGCTGCCGTTCATCGCGCGGACCAGCTTTGTTCCGTCGCGGACGAAACAGGGCACGCTCTCGGGGGCAGCCGGCGGGGCCGGGGTGTACACGTCTCCGCCGGCGCCGCTCCCGGTGAGGCGGCGCACGCCGACCTCGTGAACCCACCAGCGCGCGAGCGGGTCCGTCACAGCAGCCACCAGGCATCGACGTGGTTGGCGAACCTGGTCGACATCCGAGGATTGGCCGGGCCGGCGAGGCCGTACGTGGCCAACGCGCCGCTGGTGTCGCCGGATGCGGTGGGCATCCACAGCAATCCGGCCGCCTCCAGGATCGACTCGGCCTGGGGGGCGAGCTCTCGGGCGGCCTGCGAGCGGGCCTCGACAGACGCCTTGGTGTCGTACTCGACGTCGGCCCCGAGCATCGAGGTCTTCTTCACCGGCGTCGGCCCATCGATGCCGAGAGCGTCCGGGTCGATCCCGAGCGTCTTCCACGCTGCCGCTTGTGCGCACGCTGCGTCACGCAGTGGCGCGACGTCGTCGCCGGTCGGCGGTTCGCCGTACGGGTTGCGGTTCGCCGCCTCGGCGACGACGAACGTAGCCGCCCGCAAGAGCTTCGGCGCGTTGTCCGGGATCGGGTCCGGGCGAAGCCAGTCGGACAGGTCAGCCGCCGTGGCGTACGGAGCGAACGTCACGGCGGCCTCCCTGCGTCAGTTCTGCTCGGTCGGTGCGTCGAGGTTCAGCGGCTCGCCGCCGACGAGGTTCAGCTCGCCCTCGCCGTGGCCGACCTCGCCGTCCGGCAGCTGCTCCACCTCAGCGGGTTCGCCGTCGCTGTCGGTGTCGTTGACGACCCGCGGCAGCTGCCCGGACGTCTCGAGCGACTTCTCGACCGTCGCGCCCTCGCCGAGGTAGTACGCCTCGAGCTCGGGACGGTCGTCGCCGATCTCGAACTCCTGCCCGTCGGGCATCCGCACGGTGGCCATCACGAGACCCCGAAGTGCTGCTGCAGCGCTTCCTTCGACGGGTAGGCCTGCGCCTCCTCCGGGGTGAGGCCGCCGCCGCCCTGCTCGGCCGGCGTGCTGGCCCACGCGTCCCAGTCGGCGCGGGACGCCGACTTCGCAGGCATCGGGCCCGGGCCGTCCGGGTCGTCGTCGGAGTCGTCGGCGTCGCCACTGTCGTCCACATCGGCCGGCGGGTTGTCGACGTACGCCGGGTCGACGAACCCGGCGGTCGGCTTCCCTTCGGCGACCATGCCGCGCTCGAGCAGCACGGCGACGTGCTCCTCGTCCGCCCCTTCGGGGACGGCTGCGCCCTTGTCGACGCGGCGGAACGACTGGCCGACCTTCACCATCGTGCCGTCGTACTGCGACACCAGCTGCTTGTTCGCCATGATCAGGCTCCCTGGATGATGCGTGCGGCGTTGGGCTCCTGGACCATCGGCGCGCGGACGATGCGGGCCTGGACGACGACGCCATCGACGTCCTCTTCGCGGTACTTCTTGACCTCGACGCCCGACGCGACGTCGGACGGGTCGCCCTGGTAGCCGCCGCCGAGACGCTCGTACGCCATCGATCCGAGCATCGTGGAGTCGAGCGCGATCGCCGTCACGCCCGAGGGCATGTTGGTCGTCTTGACCCACGTCTGCCCGGCGATCTGGATCGAGTTGATGTCGCGGGTCGCGGCGTTGCCCGCCGCCTCGCGGGGCAGGATGCCCTGCTTGACCGCCGAGGAGACGGCGAAAGCGAACTTCGTCGGCGTGGTGGCGACCGTGTCGACGTTGTAGCCCTGGTTCTCCTCCATCACCGACGCGTCGGCGAGCAGGATGTCCTGCAGCGGGTCGGCGCTGGTGGTGCCGTCCCAGGTGGCGTGCGCCGTGATCGTCTTGACCACCGCCGACGCGATCGCGGCCAGCGCGAGAGCGTCGTTCTGGAACGTCAGCCGGTTGGCGATCTTCCGGAGCTCGCGGAGCACCTTGTCGATGTTGTTGTGCGCCACGTCCTCGTCACTGATGATCGTCTTGAGACCGGTCTTGTCCGGCCGGACGGTGGCCAGGCTCGGCGCGGCGCCCTGGGCGAGCGGGTACTGCGACAGCGGCCGCACGACCGACCCTGACAGAGCGGTCATGATGGCCTCGGACACCTCGTAGATGCCGAAGCCGGTCCCGGTCAGGTCGACCCGGCCGGACAGCAGACGCCACCCGATGAGGTTCTGCATCACCAGCGTGCGGAGCAGTCGGTAGATGCGGCGCGGGTCGTTGCGCAGCCAGTCGACCGTGATGGCCGTCCCGCTGACGGTGGGGATCGGCAGGTCGTAGTTGTCGGCCATGTCAGACTCCGAACAGCGAGTAGGAAACGGACTGGCCGTTGCTGGCGGCCGTCATCGCCTTCGCGATGAGCGACGCGACGGCGTCGGTGCCGGAGACCCAGGTGCGGATCTGGCCGGACGCCGCGGCGCACAGCGGGTCACCGACGGCGATCGAGCCCGACGCGGTTCCGCGGTGCTTGCCCGGCCCCCAGACGGTGATCTTGTCGCCGGACACGCCGTCCTGGCCCGCGACACCGGCGACGGAGGTCGACGCGGCGCCGGCCGCAGCGCCGGCCCAGGTGACCAGCTGACCGCCGGTCACCGTGCCGGACAGCGTGAGGGTGAACGGCTCGTCGGAGTCGAAGTAGATCGGCAGGTAGTCGCTCATCGGACCAACGCCTCCTTGCTGACGCCGGCGCGCTGTGCGAGCGCGTCGGCCTGGTCGTCGGTGAACACGGCGTCGCCTGCGCTGCCGTCGTGGCCGGCGACGCCAGTCGTCGGGCCGACCGGGAACAGCGGCTCGCCGTCGGTGAGGGTGGCGATGGCCGCGCGGGTGCCCTCGGCGTCGGCGTCCCACTGGGCGACCCAGTGGGCCCGGCGCGCCGGGGAGATGTGCCCCGAGTTGATCGCGGCGTTGATGGTGTCGTCGCGGTCCTGCCGAAGCTGGACTGCGCGGGCCTCCTGGCCGTCGCGGGCCGCGAGGCGCAGCTCGTCGAGCACGGCCTGCGAGACGACGACGCTCCCCTCGGGGATGGCCGCGGCGGGCGGGTCGGCGGCAGGCGGGTCCGCGCGCTCGGCGAGGGCCTCGGTCTGGGCGGCCACGATGGCCGACTCGTCGGCGTCGTTGGGGAGGCCGAGCTGCTGCCGCATGGTGGTGAGCTGCTCGTCGGTGAAAGCCACGGCAGCGCTCCTCTCGTGCGTGATGGACCCGTCCGCGTCTGCGGCGGGGGCTTGGGGACGGCCGGCCGCGAGGGCGGCGGGCGCGTGGGCGAACATCGACAGGTCGAACCGGGCAGCGGCCCGGGCCGCCAGCGCGGTCGCGGAGTCCTGGCCGGCCATCGCCTCGACGAGTGCCTCGAGCTCGGCGTCGACGTCGTCGGCGTTGACCGGATCCGGGGTCGTCTCGAGGCCGACCTTGTCGGCGAGCTTCGCGGCGACGGTCTCCTCGGCGGTGTACCAGGTCTCGGCACGCATCACGGCGCGCCACTCGGCCGCGGTCCCGCCGGCCTTGAGCGCGTACAGGCTCGCGACGCTGTCGGACAGCTTGTCGAGCACGACCGCTTCGGCGCGCAGCTCGTCAGCGGAGCCGAGGGCGATGTTCCACGCGTCGTGCACCATCATCATCGAGCCTGGCGCCATCGTGACGACGTCGCCGGCGGTCGAGATGTAGGACGCTGCGGAGGCGGCGAGCCCGAACACGGTGACATGGATGCTGGCCGAGTGCGCGCGGAGCAGGTTCGCGATCGCCACGCCCTCGGTCGCTTCGCCGCCGGGCGAGTTCACGCGCACGTACAGCGTGTCGACGTCGCCGGCCTGCTTGAGCGCCCGGTCGACGTCGCGGGCCGAGATGCCCCACCAGCCGCCCCAGGAGTCGATGACGTCGAAGATGTCGAGCGTCGCCGACGTGCTGGTGGACCCGTCGGTGCCGGTGGTGGCGGCGTTGCGGCGAACGGTGACCGGCCGCGACACCTCAGCGCACGGCTCGACGCTGCCGCGGAACCGGTAGCGCGGCTGGATGTCAGGCACTCGAGCCTCCGTCCGTCGGCGCACCGTCGGCCGGCACGGCCTGGTAGATCGGGTCCTTCGGGTCCTCGGCCGGGACTCCCCAGCGCTCACGGATCCACGCCCGGGCCGGCTGATCCGCTCGCAACCCGCCGTACTCCATGAGCCAGTTGAGGTCCTGGGCGGTGAGTTGCACGTCGGCGCCGACGTCCTGCACGACGATCCGCGGCGCTGGCTCGTTCTCGCCCCAGTTCGCGTCGACCAGCGGGACGACGATCTGGGCGGTGGCGGTATCGGCGATGAACTCTGCGTCGGCCTGCTGCGCCATCACCATCAGGTCCATCACGGTCTCGCCGAGGGACCGGTTACCCCGCTCGGCGACCGCCATGTCCAGGATCGACGTGAGGGTGGCGCGGGTCATGGCGCGGTCGAGGTAACTGACGAACGCGAGCGCGTCCGGGACCGTCCCGGTCATGCCGGCGATGACGAGCCGGTACCCGGCAGGCGGCCGGACGTGTGAGAACTCGCCCGCCTTGATCCGCGACAGGACCCGCTCGGCCTCGGCCTCCTGCTGCGGCGTGACGCTGGCGCCGGGCAGCGGCTCGAACGTCGGCACCCCCATGCCGAAGCGGCGGATGCTGGTCGCGTGGACCCGCAGCAGCTGGTCCTTGATCAGCCACGGCCCGTACGCGGGCCGGATCAGCGACTGGCCGAAGTAGTTCGAGCCCTCCCGCTCCCGGACGTAGTAGACGAGCCGGTGATCTGCGGTGGTGATCTTCGGGACCTGCTGGCCCGACACGCCCGAGCTGAACAGCGCGCCGCCCTGCTCGACGGAGGCGAGCGTGCCGTCCCGGTTCAGGTGCAGCGTGCTGATCGTCTGCGGCATGCGCTCCTGCACGACGCGCAGGCGCCACATCCCGTCGGCCGGCTCCCACGCCTGCTCGAAGAACATGTGCCCGTACACCCGGTACAGGCCGGTCAGGCGCAGATGCTCACCCCAGGTGAATCCGCGCCGGCGTGCGCCCGTCGGCTCTTCCTCGGCGCCGGCGATGGGCAGGCCGAGATCGTCGGCGATACGCGCCGCCACCTCGTCCCGTACGCCGGCCGGATCGAGCGCCCAGTTGGCCCGCGCGATCGCCTGCCCGTACGCCGCGAGGATCGCGGTGAGCTGCGGGTCATGCCTCATCCGCCCGAACGTCTGCACCGATTGCGGGTGCACCAGCTGCGGCGTGTTCTCCAGGAGGTAGTCGACGATCGCGCCGTACGAGTCAGCGCCGAAGTCGTCGACGTAGCCGCGCAGTTCGGTGGGGATGCTCGAGGTCACCGTGCACCCCCTCTCGGGTCACCAGTTGGCGGTCATCAGGTCGACGTAGCCCGGCTCAGGCCGGGCGGCTTCGAGTGCTGCGGCTTCCTGCTCGGCGGTCTCGCCGGGCAGCCAGTGGGCGATCGCGACGCGGCCGGCGTACGCGCCGACGTCGACCTGGTCGTCGTGGGCGGTGTTCGGGAAGTCGGCGTGCTCGTCGAGCCACTCGTCCAGCCACGCCGCGTTGCGGGGCAGCCACACGCGGTGTTGCCGCACCAGCCCGGCGTACGGGAGCGCGCGGGTCAGCTTGTCCGCGTCGGCGTCGAGCTCGGCGACGGGGACGCCGGCCCGACCGAGCGCGTACACGAGCGTGGTGCCGAACATCCGCGACTCGATGTGCGTCACGTCGTACCGGCCCAGCCAGCGTTGCCGTAGCGGCGCGAGGAACGCCGCGTGGTCGATCTCCGGCACGCGGGCCCGGCGCCGATCGAGGACCACCAGGTCACCAGCGAGGGTGATGCCCCACGCCGCGGCGACCGTGTAGTCCGCGCTCGTCTTCGTCGACGTCGCCAAGTCCAGCGTGATGAACCGGGCGCAGGTGTCGAGGTCGAAGTGCTGGTCGTCGAGCCGGAGCCGGGTGCGGCCTTCGTGCTCGCCGAGGTCCCAGTATCGCCAGTCGCCGCGCTTGAAGATGCCACCCTCGGCCGCGGTCGGGTGCTGCTGGTACAGCGACGACCACACGTACCCCGAGACGGTCTTCTGCTTGGCCAAGAAGTAGCCGGGCGGGTGTAGATCCGGGTTCGCCGACTCGAGCTCGACCCCTTCGGGCCGGCCGAGCGGGTCGCCTTCGCCTTCGCTGACCGCAGGCACGTACAGCGTGCGCCACTGCCCTGGTTCCTTCTTGACCAGCTGCCCGGACAGGTCGTCGACGTGCCACCTGGTCGCCATGACGATCGTCGCCCGGGCGCGGGTGCCGGCGTCGTTCTCCCAGAACTCCCACAGCCGCTTGCGAACCGTCTCCGACTCGGCGTCCGCGCGGGACGTGATCGGGTCGTCGATGATCAGCAGGTCCGTCGGTTGCCCGACGGTGCCGGACGTCCAGCCGGTGCAGAACAGCGACCCGCCGGCGCTGGTCTCCCACCGCTTCGCCGAGTTGGAGTCGCGCCGCAGCGTGATCCCGAGCTCGGGGTGCTCGGCGATGTCCTGCCGGATGAGGCGGCCCCACCGTTCGGCGAGCGGCAGGTTCGCCGAGACGAGCACGATCCGCAGCGTCGGCTCAGCCTTGAGCGCGTACAGCGGGAACCGGCGCGACACCCGCTGCGACTTCCCGACCTGGGGGCTGGTGCCGAGGATCAGCTTCTTCGTGCGGCCGTCGAGGACGTCGACGAGCGCCTGGTCGATGACGTCGAGCGTCGGCGTCTGCCTGGTGGACGGGTCGAGCGCCTTGGCCATCGCGCCGGGTGTTGGCCAGAGGCGTTGGCCGCGGGCGAGAGGCGGGTTGACGTCGAACTCGCGCGCCGCGTACTCGGCCCAGTCGAGCGAGCTGCTCATCCGAGCCTCCGAGAAGTCGATTCAGGGGTCGGCGTCTCGGATGGACCTATGAGCGTGCGTACAACCGCTCAGCCGGCCAGCGCCCGCAGGTGCCTCGGCACGACCACGCCCGCCTTGCTCGCCTGCTCCGGCGTCAGCTCGAGGTCACCGAGGATCTTCCGGATCACCTCGGCCACCAGCGCGCCCTGCTGCTCCGCGATGCGGACGCGGCGCTCCTCGATCCCAGCCTTGATCGCTTCGGAACAGATCCGCACCAGCCGGTCGTGCCACTGCCCGAGCAGATCGACCCAGACCGACGCCTCACGCTTGCCGGAGGCCGTCGAGTGCTGGGTCAGCGCCGCGTCGTCGGCTGCAGACTGCTCGCGCTCATCCGCGAGAGGCTCGACACCGACGCCGGCGACCTTGTCTCGCAGCCACCCGACGTACCCGGCGGTCCACTTCACCGCATCCAGCAGCGCTTCGGTGGGGGTGGTGTCGATCGGGGCGCCGAACCGGCGAAGCGCGGCCTCGGCACGCTGCTCCGTGACCCGCTCAGCTGCGGCGGCCATCACCTGCGGGGCGCCAGCCCCGTGCATGTGGCACTTGTCGCTCCCCCGTGTCGCCCACCGAAGACACGGTCTCGGTCGTTCGAGCGGCGTGCGGGCCTGACCGGGGACGTACGAGTCACGGTCGGTGATGACGTGCCCGGCGCAGGTGGCGCGGCCGTCCTTCTCGTGCGCGTGGCCGCACTGCTGGCAGGCGGTCACGTCGCGTTCGTCAGGCGGCGGGCGGCGCGGTGACGACGCACGAGAGCGAGATGCTCAGCGAGTTGGTGCCCGCCTCGCCCTCGGGGACCGCGTGGCCGCTCAGGGTGGCGCTGACGTTCCCGTCGCCCAGGTTGCCGTGCTTCACGATGTCGACCGCGACCTCGATGGCCTCGTCGACGAGGCCGGACGCGAGCTGCGTCAGCATGTAGTCGTTGCCGGCGAGGCCGGCCGCGTAGGTCTCCTTGGCCTTCACGGCGGCGGCCTCGAAGTCGGCGGCGGGCGTGGCCGGTACGGCGAAGCTGAACGACATAGCGATCCCCTCGTACGGAAGCCGGGAATGACGAAGCCCCGGCCGTTTAGCGGCTCGGGGCTGATCTTGGGCGCACTGCGCCACGCCCATAATGGGTGAACAACTCGAAGAATGTCAAAGGCCCGTTAGTCCCGGCGTGGCGTGATCACCCGGACGCCGACGTGCCGATGAAGCGTCACGGCCCGACGGTTCGACCCATCCACGTCGGTGACGGTCACCTTCAACCGGACGTCTCCGACCGGCTCAGCAGACACGAACGCCATCCGCTGACCATCCGACTCGAGCCACTCGAACACGTCACCCGGCCGCAGCTGGATCACCCGCAGCATCCCGTCCCTCATGACGCGATGATCCCATCGTTCGGGCGTTCGTCGATGCTGCACCGGTCCCGGAACAACCGGCCCGCGCCGTCGCCATGGACCTCGTGCTCACCCCGCTCCGGGCAGTTCGGCCACCAGCACCGATCCTCGACCGTGAGCACCTCGCGTTCCTGGTTCGCGCGGAGCATGTCGGCCAGCAGCCCGATGGTGTCGACCGTCCAGCGGGTCCCGCAGCGGGTGCACTTCGCCGAGTGGAGATCGCCGGCGATCACGAGCGCGTTGCGGCGCATGCAGTACGGGCACGGATCGGCCAGCGTGCGGGGCGGGGCCTCTTCGCCGGCGGCGAGCTTCGCCCGATGCACCCAGTGGCGGGCGTCA